TTGTAGAATGTAATGATATTACTTGAAGCGTTGTATTTGTAATGTACGTTGGCTTGTATTCCCCATTGGTTACAAACATCTAAGAAAGTATTGAGTGTGGTTTTCTTTAAGCTATCTAACTTACTACGACCTATTAAACACCTTACACCATCGTATTGTGTGCATAGAGTTATTATCCAAGCACAACCTAAGTAAGACTTACCACCACCTGCTGCACCACCATATAGTACCTCTGTTGTAGTATCATCTGTTAGGTGTTCTATTGCTAACCATTGTTTATCCGTTAGCGTTGCTATCATCGTCTTTCTTTAGGATAATATTGATAGGTTTAAACTCTCCTGATATATCTAACTCTTGCTTCTCTACATACCCTCGTTTCTTACCTTTAGTCTTTAGGTAAAAGATTGTAGCTTGTGTCTTACCCTTACCTATCTGTTTGTGTAGTTGGCTCTCTGCAAAGTCTATTGCTACATCATCAATACTCTTAACTGCTAACTTATATGCTTCATCATCTTTTAGCCATTGGTAATGTGTAGTTCTATCTATACCTACCATCTTACAAGCACCAGTAACAACACCTAAAGTCTTTTCTAATGCTTCTAGCATTGCTATCTTACCTTTCTCTGTTCTATCTTGCATAAGTGTTGGATTTCGTTGTTATTTACCACACAAGGCACATACTATTTTGTCCTTTGCTTGTGGCTCTGTTTCTTCTTCGTCTAAGTTATTATATATATCATCTTCATTCAGCCATACATCTAACCCCCAATCTTCTAACTCTACACTATCCCACTCGTTTGCTAATATATCCCAATCCCAATCACCAAAACCTAAGTTATCTTTTATTATAAACTCATTCTCTTGTTCCTTAGTGATATAACTTGCAACTATAACTGGTACTTCTTCATATCCTAATTCTACTAATGCTTTGTATCTCATATTACCACCTAGTATAACACCATCTTCGTTAATTACTATTGGTCTTAGTTCTAGCATCTGTGGGAACTCTTGTATAGACTTCTTTAGCTTTTCAAACTTTGCCTTATTAACTAATCTAGGGTTAATAGGGTTATTGCGTATTTTATTAATAGGTACTGATTGCATTTGCAAATAATTTATCATTAATTCTATCTAACTCTTTATGTTCTTCGTTTAGGTGCTTTTGCCTTTTAAGTTCAAAGTTTAAATGGTCTATTGCCTTTTGTATATCCTTAGACATATCATTATCTTCTTTCTTGCCTGCTCTCATTAGGTATGCTAGTGCTACACCTAAGTTATAGTTGTTGCCACAAAAGTCCTCTATGACTTCGTGTGCTTCCATTTTGTAATAAGTTCCTTTGTAGTAGTTTGGTGTGTCCATAGTTACATATGTAAATCAGTTCTCTTTGCTATTGTTCCATTGGGTTTCTTTATTATACCACCGTACCCCTTGTGTTCTTTTATGTACTTGCCATAAGTCTTACACTCCTCACAATATGTTTCAGGCTTTATTACTTCGCCATTAACTATCTTCATTGTGGTCTTGTGTACCTCAAATGTTCTACACTCACATTGATATTTCATTGACTATCTTTTTTATACCTTGATAACAAGTATTTATACAACTGCTACAATTAGAAGTTGTCTTATAGTTTGTTCTATGTATCTCATTGTATAAGGTTATCAATTCAGCTTTAGCTTCTTTGTTCTTTGCTCTACCACTTTTGCAGAACTCCCATACCTTTAGTATTCTTTGTTTTTGTTCTTCTGTTACCATTTTCCTTTTGGGCATTTTTCTGTTTTCCAAGCTGCCTTAGTTTCTATTGGACAACCACATATACTACATTCTACATCAGGTGTTAAGTGTGGGCATCGTGAGCAGATGTATGCTCTATCATAATATGTAGTAGCATCTACATTTTCCATACCACCTAGTAACCTTTTGCTTACTGCCTTTAGATAGTTATAGGTCTTTACCATTAAGTTTGGAGTGTCCATTTCCTTTCTCTTGTCCATATCTATAAAGTTTAATAATTCCTATTGGTTCGTGTTCATCACTTAGTACTATATCTACATCATCAAATACCATTTCATCTAAGTTTATAATGTATTCTAGTTGTCCTCGCTCATCATAACACTCTATGATACTCAATCCATACCCCACTAATCTTTGTAAATCATCATAAATCATTACGCTTCTCTTTTAATCTTTCTTTTATATATTCCTTAACCTTTTTAATAGTTATGTATATATTCATTCTACTTATCTTGGTCTTTTTACTGAGGCTAGAATAGGTATATCTTTTGCCATCATTATCACCAAGTACATACAATCTAAATAACTCTCTATCATACCAATACAACTCTGATAGTATATCATTTATCATATCACTATCTTGTATAAAATATAAATCTTCTGATTTTAGTTTCAAACCTAAATTCATAATATTATCATTGAAGCTAATATCTGAGTAAGGTCTATTGTATTTATAATAGTATTTAGAAGTTTTTGAATAATAGCTATTTTTGCATAGCCTTATAAAATACCATTTGATTTGCTTATCTCTTATAAGTTGTTCAAGCCTTTCAGTATTTTCGTATAGATACATAAATACTTCTTGTGTAACATCATCTAAATCCTTAGCTGGTATGAAGTTAGCAGCAGTATCTTTTAATAGTCTATATAACTGATTATCAATCACATAGCATTATACTAAAAATTGTGTATAAGTTTTATAGTGTTGAAAAGTTTTTATTCACACAGGTTTTTTAACTTTTCTTTATAAACTTCTATCAGATATTCTAAATCTGACTTAGAGTATTTAACAGATTTGTGACTTAGTGCTACTATTTCATCAACTGTATCTCTGCCTAATTCAGCTACTAACTTGTTGCCATATATCCATTTCTGACCTTCATCAAATAGGTTACACTTAGGACATTGTGGTCTGCAATTATGTTCGTGCCATCTTGTACTGGTATGTTTACGACTTTGGAAGTGTCCATTGTGCATCTCTTTAACGTGCTTGATTACACCACAAGTATAGCACTCAACCATTCCACTATCATCAGCATATGCCCATCTAATATATTGACTATATACCTTGTCTAGTTCTTTTTTGAGTTTTGCGTGTGTCTTAGCTTTCTTTCCCATTCTTTTTGTTTCTTTTCTAATCGCCATTCAAAGTACAGAGTGAGACCTGTGTACATTATTCCTAGTATTAATGCTATTAAATATATCTCTCTCATTTTAATCTCTTTGCTTTACTTATAGTCATTGCTATAGCCTTTTGACCTTCTTGATGTTGTTGGTATTCTGTTAGCCTACCTTGTCTGCGTTTCTCTATGGCTCTTTGCTTATAGTCATTAATCCATACTGACCAAGTTCTAACATTGACAAATGCACTTGTACCTTGTTCAGCATTTCTTAATCCCTTGTCAAATGCAAACTTAATTTCATCTAAAGGTAAGTTAGTGTGGTAAGTAATTAAGTCGTTGTATAATAATTGAGCCATACCTTTCATCTGTTCCTTATCAGGCTTCTGACCTAACGATGTATAACACATACCTACTAAGTCAATGCAGAATAGTTTTACATCATTAACTTGACCAGCTTTTAACATATCAAATATTCTCATTTCTTTTTCTTTAAAGCGTAATACAATTTACTTTTCTGTCTATCATAGACTGTTTGTCTATCTTGCTTCTGCGAGTACTCATAACCCATTATTAGCATAAACGGTGAGCAAGTTACTGTTTTCTTCTTAGTCATTTAACATTTCATTTCTAACACTTTGCCAAGTATCAATTACATTATTCTTTTTACCACCAAACTTACTTTCATTTTTACTCCAAGTCTTTAATCTACGACTTACATCAAAAGTCTTTTGTATTTCATACCTCAACTTAGTCTTAGACTTGTTAGGCTCTGTCCAATAATCTACAAAAGCTTCTAACATTTCTGAACTATATAGTTCTTTAAATGCAGATACTTCTAATAAAAACTTATTGCTAACTGTTTCTAAATTTCTTTTAACTTTAGATTTACTATGTAATTGATATGATTTATAATTTATTACAGTTATTAAAGTATTTTTAGTATTACTAGATATATCAATATATCCTTGTTTTTTTAATTTTTGTAATCTTTTATATATTGTTGATGGTTTAATATATAATTCTTCACTAGCAGTAATTCTACCAGTAATAAATTGACCTACACTTACTTTTCTACCAAATATTATATTAGAAGATGTATTAGCTTTTAAAATACACCATACAAATACTTTTAATAGTTCTGCATCTGCAAATACTCCGTTATCTAATATCTTACGATGTAATTTAATATAACCTTCCATTAATTTATTTTTAAATTAGTTTGTGTAAAATTATCATTTATTTTTTTATACAACTGTTTTTCTTTTAATTGTTCTTTCCACTTATCTTGTGCGTTAACTTGTCTTTGTTTATACTTAGCACCTCTAAGGCTTTCGTTTACCTCTTGGAACTTTGCTCTGTGTCTTTTAATAGATACAGGACTACTTAACTTATCGTTAGCTACTAACTTTAACAAATCACTAGCAGTCATTATATTTATATCTAAACCTTTTACTTTTAATTCCTTATTCCAAATGTTAGCAGTTAGCTTGTTATCACTATCCCTTAATAATGGATACTTTGTAATCATTTCTAATACTAGGTCTTTTGTTTTCATTGTAATAAATATTTACGAATTTGCACTAAATCTGAAATTGCTCTATCTATTTCATCAAGTGCTTGTAATTCATTTAACTTGTCAACTCTTTCTGATTTACTCTTATACTCACTAAATACCTTATCAAATAATTCAACATATTCAGGATACATATTTCGGTTTTGTATATAATCTTTATGTAATTTTAAATAATGATAGTAATTTGTTCTATGCTTACAAAAATGTTTTGCTAACTGTGATGGTCTAATACCACATTCCATAAGTATATTACAAATAACCATTCTACCTAATACTTGCTTAGTGGTTTTTTGTTTTACGTTAATATTATCTTCACCTACTCCTAATTCTTTAGAAGTAATATACATTAGTAATTCTATTTCTTTAGTTAAGTTCATAATTATTTTTTAATATTATATCTATTCTTTGTTCACAAATTTCATCTAATTCATCACCATCTTCGTCCATCATTATATCAGCGTACAAACCTTGTGTGTACCACTCGTGTACTATACTTAATACTTCTATTTCAGATAGGTTATATTTCTTTATTATCTCATATAACATCAGCTAGTAGTTTTATGATTATCATCATCATTTAAAATCTTGTAAATGTTTGGCTCTATATCTTTAATAGTTCGATAAATTGCTCTAACATCTTTCATTACCTCTTGCCTTCTGGTCTTAGGTACATCA